ACTGTGAGTTGGAACGGACCCCCGTTGTAGAGCCATTCATCAAGTGAACCAGCTTCCCAAATTGGGTAGAAGTGTAGTCCGATGGCATTGCTGCTCGGAATGACGGCTCCCGATATGATGTTGTTTCCATAGAGAAGAGACCCAGATACAGGCTCGCGGATGCCATCAATGTCCGTAGGAGGAGCAGCAATGAAAGCCAGAATAAAGCAAGTAGCTGCTGCGAGTAAACAGGGAATCATTAGAACACCGAAGTGTCCCACATAAAGACGGTTGTTAGTGGATGTAATCCATCCAAGGTATTTATCCCAGATGTTTGAACTCTTCTGAGGAAGAGCGAGAGTTGCGTTCATCGTAGTAATCGAAAACATCTAATGCCTTATGGGCACGACGGTCACCCAAATATGGAAGCATTAAATTTAGCAATCGAGTAACATCTTGTTTGTTCCCTACTTGCCATTTCCAAGCGTCTTTATTTTGATGAGGCCGACGCGGGCAATACGTAATTTTGTTGTTTATACAATCAGCAAGACGAGCGAATTTAAGTAAAACATCGTGATCTGTACTGACTAACTGAAGGTAGCAATAACCTTTTTTCTGACTAATGGAGATAGACCCTTCGCCCTCAAAGAGTCCAGCCATCCATGCGGTATCCGCGATTGTAGTATTCATTTGAAGTTAGTTAAGACGGGTTACTTTTACCCTTCCAACTCCAGAGTTAGTGAGACCGATTGCATCAGCCGCACCTTTACTGAGATCTAAACCCCTATCATAAGCATAGGGACCGCGATCATTGACCCGAACAACGGCACACCCACGATAACAAACTTTTAGTTTAGTACCGAAGGGGAGTGTCTTGTGCGCTGCAGTAAGGCCGTTTTGATTGTATCGTTCACCGTTAGCGGTGAGGTTTCCGTGGAAGCCAGGACCATACCAACTGGTGATCACCGACAGAGTAGTTAGAATAGGAATCATGAGAAATTAGCAAAGAACTTTTATATTGCTTACTTCTTCAGTTGAGCGTAGCGAAACGCTCGTTGTCCCGTCAAAACACTCGCAGTAATGACGGGACTTGTTGCGTCGTTTGCGGACGTTTCAATGCGTCTTTTGCGGAGCCTATTTCTTCTTGGCAGTCTTAGCTGCTTGCTTGAATTGCTTAGCAGTAGGAGCACCAGCAGAGCCAGGCTTCCTCATCTTTTCACCACTGCCTTCTTCAATGCGTTTCCGCTTGGCATGGATGTTTGCGTAGAGACCTTGTTTAGCCATTACTTTTTCTTTTTAGATTTACCAGCTTTGCTAAGTGCAATGGCTACCGCTTGTTTTTGTGGGTAGCCTTCACCCTTAAGTTTACTGATGTTAGAGGAGACAGCTTTATCGGATTTACCTTTCTTAAGAGGCATTACCAGATACCAGGAATAATTTGACCAGTCAGTGCGTAAGCACCCAAAGCAGCCACGATGCCAAGCATAGCCAGGCGACCATTGAGCTGTTCAGCACGTTCATTATGTGGAACGGAATAATTGTGATCAGGATACATACTATCAAAACTCAAGATCAGAGCGTGCAAGTTTATCAATCACATCTTGACGGTAGGCAGGGTCTTGGTCGTAGCGCCGATCAGCCATAGCTTGAATAAGTTCAGCTTGACTACGGAATACATCTTGTGAACGTGCTGGCTTACCGCTCAGCATTTCTCCTTCTACTCCCACAGCATCAGTGTAACGATAGTATAATGCTTGCAGTGCAAGCTGAATAGCGTTGGTGTTGCCCGATTCAATAAGAGAATCAAAAGCTTCAATTTCTCCTTCGCTAAAGTTTTCAGCTGCCCAACTGGTCAACTGATTGTAAGCGGCTTGACCGCCTACCATGTTTTGAAGTTGGTTAACTTCTTCGTTGCTCAACTCCCTACCAGATTGAGAGGGTTGTTGAGCTTGCATTTCAAAATAGGCTTGCACCAAATCTTGAGATGACATTTGGGAAAAAGCTTCAAGAGTTTCAGCACTCAGTTCCCCTGTCTCTGAATACTCATCACCAGCAATGGCAAATAAGTCGGACAAGGCACTGTAATCTTCACTCTCTTCAGATTCTTCAACTGGTTCATCATCGTAAGATTCTTCTGCAGACTCTTCACGATTACCTCCAAGCTTCTTTTCAAGCTCCATATAAGCTCGTTCAAGCTCTTCAGCATTTTTATATTTACCAGCCAACATGCCTTCATGTTGTTCCATCAACTCTTTGCCGATAGCAAGAGATTCAGCTTCATCGGATTCGATGGAAGACATTACTTCTGCATCGGGGGTGGGATCAAAGCTTAGAATTTCAGACATAAAATTTTATTGCATTGGTGGAGCGGATTGAGTACCAAGGTATTGAGCAATGGCATCTTCCGCGTTGGGGTTCTTGGATGGGTCAGCGATAGGAGCTTTAAGCATATCGGGCATCTGTTGCATTTGCAGCATCTGTTGCTGCTGTGCCATAGCCCCTTGACGCTCCTGTTGACGTTGATCCATCGACTTAACAAGATTCAATACATCAATACCTTGTGCAGCTGCCAAGCGTTTGATAGCTTCATCTGCATTGATATACTGCATCATTGCCTCAGGACCAAGTGCCTGAGAGATTGTTGCAATGAAGGTGGTAAGAGATTCACGATCTTGTCCTCTACCAAGAGCATTGATACCAGCAACGATGGTTGGGTTCACAAGATCTTTAGGGATCCGGGGAAGTTCACCTGAACGTTGGAGGACCAATAGCTTACGGTTAAGGTAAGGAATAAGGAACTCAACAGTCAACAGGGAGAATAGTCCCCCCAAGGATTGTTCGAGTTCGAGTTGAGTAAGGCGAACCTCTTCAGCTGTAGTGCGTTCTGATTGCCTTACAGAAAGAATCAGGAATGCCTCAGAGATTCTACGCTCAAGAGTTGCAGCAAGATTAGCTGCAGTACTGAAGTCAGCGGTCTTACCCACTTGGATAACACCAATGTCATCAGGCCGTCCTTGAACGATCGCACCGTTGCCTGCTTGGGCGATGGTCTGGGGTTTAGTCGTGCTTGAGGGTGATACCACGAAGACGACCTTAGCGGCTGCTGCAGAGCCTTCTACGAGTGCCTGAGAGAGTGCATCAAGTGACTTGAGATCACCCAGAAATTCTTCGACTCTACCTCGTCCGTAGTTCTCACCATCAACAGAGTTGAAACGAAGGACTAGCCAAGGGTTAGCATCCTTCGGAGCTTTACCTTCTGTACCTTGAATCTTTTTACCGTACGCTTCTTGATGCCACAACCAACGGTTGTTGTCAAGACGTACGTGAGTATAAACCTCTACGTCATCTTCGTAAGCGTAGTTACGATCATTGACTTGATGAGGTTTCTCTTGAAGCTCTTTAGGAAGAAGCTTTTTATTAATCAGTTCTTTGGTGACGATCTCAATTACGTTACCATTACCATCACGTTCAACCACATAGCGGTTTAATGGATAGTGCTTCAACCCATCCTTACCCATGTAGATAAGAGCGTTACCACCAACAACAAGATGTTTGATGGCTTGGTGAACAACGACACGATCACTGGAAGCAGCGATAGAGTCCATTACCATTCGCTCAATCTTGGCAAAGCTTAGGTCAAGCTCAGAACGGATCTCAGCAGGCAAATCAGTGCCTAGCTTATCATCACGAATTTGAAGCTTAAAGAAAGTAGTTTGTGGGGGAAGCAGTGCAAGCATAAGCTTAGCTGCCAATGTAACTACTGACTTAGCACCTACTGATTGCCAAGGTTGTTTAAGGGACTTGTGGGAAATCCTATGCTCATCACGCTGGATGAGATAAGGAATTGTAAGCTCAGAGCATTCAACCGCAGTTTGGAGAAAGTTAGTACGGTAGCTACTTAGATGATCGTACCTTGATTTAGCGTCCATCTAATTAACCAATGTTAGTTCCGCTTGCACCCATGTCAATGTTAGTGCCAGGGGTACGATTGATACGAAGTGATGCAATACCAGTTGCAGCTCCAGGAGCTT